CAAAAGAAAATTAATTTTATCAACGTGATTGATTATGAGGACACCGAATGAAAAAAGTATTAGTAACAGGCAGTTCTGGTTATATTGGTCAACACCTTTGTTTGTGGTTGGCCAAGAATTATCATGTGACTGGTTTGGATAAACGTGGTCATGGCACAGGTTGTCATACGTTTATTCAGCAAGACATTTTAGACAACAACCACATCGAAGGTGATTATGATGCAGTCGTTCACCTTGCTGCGTTGGTTCAAGTTGGCGGTGGCCAAAAGGCTATGATGGATTACTATCGTACCAACGTAACAGGCACCATGAATGTGTTGGAACGAGTTGACTACAAGCATTTTATCTTTGCGTCAACCTGCCAAACATATAGTCCTCACGTATACGGTACAACCAAGGCAATTGGTGAACGTATCGTCCGCCAATATTGTGAGTTGAATGATAAGAATCGAACCACTTTCCGTTTTGGTAATGTTATTGGTTCTGCTGGTTATGAACCAACAAATACTGACGGTTTGATGTATAATCTAATCAAAGCCAAAGAAACAGGTACATTCAACCTGTATGGCAATGATTATGACACCAAAGACGGTACTGCTGAACGAGACTATTTACACGTTGCGGAAGTTTGTTATGCAATTGAAAAGGCCATCGAACGACCAAGTTGTGTACCTGCCGCAGAGATTCAACCCGTATATGAATATCTTGGACATAAAGAAGATTTTACTGTGCAAGAATGTATTGATGCATTTAAGAAATCAAACAACTGTGAATTTGAGGTAGTGGTTAAACCACGCCGTGATGGTGATGTTGAATGTATCAATGTTGATTATCAAGTATCACCTTACATGCCACAAAATGTTTATACACTAGATTACATGATGAAGTTATGAAAGTATACAAATCAAATTATCGTGACCATTGGATTTCTCCTTACAAAGTTTTGGAGAAAGTCTTTTTCTGGCGTGAAATTGACTATGATGAACCAATCATTGACAAATGGTCCGACCGTTTGTTGCCAATTTGTGTGGCCATCCAAAAGGTGTTGGACTTCATCCATCCACAAATCGACTATGTGAAGATTGACCACTATGATGTGTGGTCTATGGATCATACCTTGTCCAATATCATCCTACCTATGTTGAAGAAACTAAAGGAGACCAAACAAGGTTCACCTATGGTTGATGATGAAGATGTACCATTCGAATTGCGTTCATATTGTGCATGGCCTGTTGATGACCATGACATTGATGATAATTTCCACAAACGTTGGGAATATGTCCTCGATGAAATGATTTGGGCGTTTGAACAAAACGTTGACGACACCTCAGAAGATAAATTCTGGGACCACAGTCAAGCAGTCAAATCAAAGAAGGTACTAGACAACATAGGTAAAATCAAGTGTGATTGGGATGGTTTGAAGGCACATGGTGAACGTAAGGCAAATGGTTTCCGTTTGTTTGGTAAATACTATCAAGGATTGTGGGACTAATGAAACTATACCTACGTTATTGGTGGAATGTTTGGGCCAAGGCACTAGGTGAAAAGGCAGGTCCTAATGACAAGTTTGCCGACAGGGTGGCTTTCGTTAGGACTTTAATTGTGTTATCATACTTGGTCACAAATGGTTTTATTATTGCAGGCGTCATACGCCATTGGAGTTAAATATGTTATGTTATCTTGATTATATTTCTGCCTGTCGGAGATTACATGAAGCAGAAAAAACTGTTACGATGTTGAAAGATGATAAGTATTCCGAACGTGGTGTACCAGATATGGTATTAGCACAACGAGACTTCATTAAGAAGGAAAAGGAATACTTTGGTGAAGAATGTATCAAGTGGAATTTTATTCTGTTTGGTCTGTTTTGGTTGGGTGCAGCTGCATATGCATTTAGTAAGGCGTTTGGAATTTTATGAGTAACATTTTGCAATTTATTAAAAATAACGGTAAGACAATCATCGAGACTATTATTTTCATCGGTGTCGTTGTGTATCTGTTCGTAATGCCACCATTTCAAAAAGAAAATCCTGTTCTTAAAGATTATAAGGATGGAATCCAAAATCACCTGACCTGGTCAATCAAAGGTGAATGTTTTTTTGTACGACCGAACGATGATGTGACCGTATATTTGGTGCGTGTCCCTGATTGTGATAAAAAATAAGGAGTTATTATGGCTTTATTCGTAGAAGTTAATTCAACTGAAAAGAACTGTCCCGTTATTATTAACTTGGACCATATTGTAGAGATTGCACCGTTGTTTGATGGTGGTTGTGTCTTGTTTATGACTGATGGTGCAGGTGTTAACTCACGCCATGGTTTGAAGGTCAAGGACAACTATGAGCAATTCAAACAATTCGCAATGCAAACTGTAACAGCGGAAGATATTGCTCGCCGTTTCCCTAAAGCACCACCTGAAGAACAGAAACAACGTGAGTATGTAAAGCGTGAAGAAAAACCAAAGGTTGAGGATGAATTGGAAATCCCAACACTAGGTGGTAAAACTAAGAAGTAATTATGAATGATTTGTTAGCCAGTACATTTGGATGGATTAAAGATGATTGGTCATCTAACCGTTTACGTTTTGTTGTTGAGTTGCTTGCTTGGTTTATCAGTATTGGATGCTCCTTCACAATGGCGGTCACGGTACCAAATCCTCCACTCCTTGCTTTATATCCTGTTTGGATCACTGGTTGTGCTCTGTATGCTTGGGCTGCTTGGACTCGTAAATCTTTTGGGATGTTGGCTAACTATATCTTGCTCACCACCATTGATAGTGTTGGGCTGGTGAGAATGTTATGGAACAATTAAATAATCAAAACATCATTACAAATTTCAATACACCTTATTTGACCTCACAGGGTTCCGGTGCATTTGAAATTAAAATTCCACAATCAACCGTTACTGTTGCGAAACCGCTTTCGTATGAGTTCCGTGTTGCTGAATTTGTTGATGTTAATGATAACGTGCTTAAGGTAGGATTACAGGTACAGGTGTATGAACACGATAATTACGGTTCAGCTACTATTAAAAAACATTGGACAGACGTACCCCGTGTGCGCTTGCCATTTGTTCCAGATGTGATATAATATGTGTTATGAATATCTTTTACTTAAATCACGATCCTGTTGTTTGTGCGGAAATGCACAACGACAAGCATTGCATTAAGATGATCCTTGAGTATGCTCAATTACTTTCTACCGCTCATAGGGTGCTTGATGGCGTTCTTACTACTGATAGGGGAGGCGCAGCTGGCCGACAACGAACCACGTATATACTCCCTGATTATCGTGATGATATGCTTTATCGTGCCACTCATATCAACCATCCATCAGCAATTTGGGTAAGACAATCTGATAAAAACTATGACTGGTTGTTTTCGTTGTTTCAAGCTCTGATGGACGAATACACCTATCGTTATGGTAAAATACACGCTTGTTCACGTTTGGAAATGTATTTGGCTGTTCCGCCAAAGAATATTCCACGTGCAAACTTTACTGAACCTACACCTGCAATGCCGGATGATGTAAAAGTGATAGGAAACTCCATCCAATCATATCATAATTACTATATAAAGAATAAGCAACACTTGGCCACATGGTCAGGCAAAATCAATTCACGTCCAGTACCAACTTGGTTTAACACATGATTTACACATTCCTAAACAACAACACCGGCGAAGTCGAAGAACACACCATGCGAATGGCTGAACTCGACCAATTCAAACTCGACAATCCACACTTGGTAAGATACTTCACACCAGATAGTGCTCCTGGTCTTGGTGACGGTATGCGTATGGACACACCAGGAACTGGTAAGGCTGACTCCACATTCGAAAAATACATCATTAATCGTATGAAAGAAACCATTCCTGGAAACACCATTAAGGGTGGTCACAAAACCAAAATGCAGAGAGAGTGGTAATGGCACAAATCCCTGCATTATTTCTTCCGAAAAGGAGTGAGAGTGATAAGAAAACCACCGTGAAGAAAGAAACTCCAAAGAAACGACAGTTTAACAAAAAAGAGGATAAACATTCTAAAAGAATGGCAATATTATTAGCATAGGGAGTTTTAATGGCAACTAAAAAACAAGTTACCAGAGAAGATGTTATTGAGGAACAAACAACCAAAGTAAAACATCAGTCAGCAGTAAACAATACATTAAAGATTAAGATTAACGACTTACGAACATTCGACCCATTAACGAATAATCAAAAAAAGTTCTTTGATGCATACAAACAAGGTGATTACTTTGTTGCACTACATGGTGTAGCAGGTACAGGTAAAACCTTCTGTGCATTATACAAAGCATTAGAAGAAGTATTGGACAAATCAAACCCATTCAATAAGATTATTATTGTACGTTCTGCGGTACAATCACGTGAACTAGGACATTTACCAGGTGATGTTGATGAAAAGATGGAAATCTATCAACAACCATACGTCCAAATCTGCCACACACTATTCGACCGCAAAGATGCGTATGCACGTTTGAGTGAACAAGGTTACATCGAATTTATCTCCACATCATTTATTCGTGGTATGAGTTTCGATGATGCAATCATTATCGTAGATGAAATGCAAAACCTTACCTATGAAGAAATCGACACAGTTATGACTCGTGTTGGTTATCGTTCCAAGATTATCTGGTGTGGTGATTACAGACAAACAGACTTGAACAAACGCAAGAATGATATGTCTGGTATTCTCAAGTTCTTTGATATTGCACACCACATGAAGGCATTTACACGAATTGAATTCACACCAGATGACATTGTGCGTTCATCGTTAGTGAAAGATTATATTTTGGCGAAACTCCAATATGAGGATTCGCAAACAACCGATAGATATGCGATTAAATAATGTTTAACTTTTGCCCACCACAACCACTAGATGACCTAAAATCACAAACATTTCCAGACGGCAAACGATACTATGTCACTCCAGATGGTACCAAATTGCCGTCCGTTACTACGGTCATTGGGGCAAAAGGTAAACAGGCCATATTAGAATGGCGCAAACGTGTTGGTGAAGAAAAGGCCAACCAAATATCTAAAAAGGCCAGTTCACGTGGCACTAACCTACATTCAATCTGTGAAGATTACTTGAACAACAAACCCATTGGTATGGTTATGCCTGACGCCAAGGAGATGTTCTTAAAGATTAGACCGTTACTGAATCGAATCAACAACATTCATTATCAGGAATGTGCGTTATGGTCACTTCAACTAGGCATGGCAGGTCGTGTTGATTGCATTGCAGAGTTTGATGGTGTATTGTCAGTTATTGACTTTAAGACTTCACGTAGACCAAAGGCCAAAGAGGACATTGACAATTACTTTGCACAATGTGTCGCCTACGCCTGTATGTATGAAGAAATGATTGGCCAAGGAATTGACCAAATTGTTATCATTATGGCGGTGGAAGACTCTGAACCGTTGTTATTTATTGAAAAGACCGAAAATCACCTAAATACTTTGTTGGAATACATAAAGTTTTATAGGGAACAGTAATGGCACTAGGAACAACAAATATTAGTTTCAATGCATTAAATACAGAATTCGAAAGATCCGCAACACAACAATTTAGTCTGGATGACACCAGATTACGTGCTATGGCTGGCGGCGTGTCTACGGATATCAGTTTCAATAGTTTGAAAAGTAAGTCTGGTGTTTGTACGTTAACAATTTCCACCGCACAAAGCGCACAATATAACGTAGCGACTCAGGCTGCAGCTGCAGGTTATGCACCATCTTATCAAAAATTGTCGGTTGTAGTAAATTCCGGTATCGTTGTTTATGGTGGTAATGAAAACGCAAGTTATCCTGCTGCGATTCTCTTTATAGGTGCCAATCTCGGCGGCGCCAATAATCAACCATATGGAATTTATTTGACGAATAATGGTACTATCGTTGGGCAAGGTCGAGTTGGTGCATCTGGTGGTTATTCATACTCTATCGCTGGTGGCGGCAACTGGGGGGAACCAGCAACAACAGGTTGTATGGGTGTTCGAGTAGATAATTGTTCAGTAAATATAACAAATAACGGAATAATTTCTGGTGGTTCTGGTGGTGGCGCTGGTGGCCAAGGCGGCGGCGGATTCTATAGCGGTCCATGGACCGGCGGCGCAGGCGGCGGCGGCGGAGCACCTTACGGTCCAGGAGGTTCAGGTGGTGCCGTTCAATCTGGTGGCACAGTAGGCAACTCAGGTGCAACTGCAACATGGACCACAGGTGGTGCCGGTGGTGCTCAATATAGTAACAACGGCGGCGGTTATGCTGGCGGTAACCAATGGGCACAAAACGGTGGCGGCCTGCCGGTTGCAACATATATTTCATTATTGAATGCTGGTACACCTTGTGCAGGTTACACTACTGGTGCAGGTTATGCATCAGGTGGTTCTGGTGGTACCATAACATACTCAGTTGTTGGTACTAGATATGGCAACTTACAATAAGGAGAAAAATGATGAGAAAAGAAGTTAATTATGAAATTGTGCAAGTGGACGAAGAAAACCAATGCATGTTAATCAATTTTACATCAGAAGGTCGTGAACCAATTCAGGTCAGCGCACGTTTACCATTCGAACACGAAACTTTAGAATCAGTTGTGAATGCTTATTCACCAGAAGGTATCTGGTATTCTAGAGAAACTAAGAAAGCTAATGTTCAGGTTGGTACAACAGGAACAATTTAATGGAGAAAATAAATGACTTTACCAGCTTCAGGTAATTCAATTTCTTTCAGACAATTACAAGAAGAATTCGGTCTATCGGATCCCATTTCACTAAGTGAATATTATGGTGATGGTTATCCAATTTGGCCAACAGAGGGTGTTCCATATTATGCAGCCGGATGGCCAGATGGCGACTCACAACCTGCACAGGTCGTACCACATTCACCCGAAGCTATACCGATGAACAGATATTTTAGTGCTGGAAGATTATTTCTGTTCAATTACATTATCGTAGGTGGTGGCGGTGGTGGCGGGTCTGGCTGGCCAGATAACATCGGCGGCGGCGGTGGCGGCGGTGGCGGCGGCGGTGTATCTTGGGGCACATTCTACTTGACATTAAAAGGTATCAACATTGCGTGTTCAGTTGGTGCTGGTGGTGCTGGTGCATCATACCCAAATAATCAAGCCACAACAGGTGGTGATTCTACAATAACATATTCTTCAAAACAATACACAGGCGCAGTATCAATAACTTCTGTTGGTGGTGGCGGTGGTTATGGTAGAGTTGAAAATAGTAACAACATTAGAGGTGGCACCGGCGGCAACGGTACATATAATGGTAACATCGGCGGGGCATGGGGTGGATACGCTGGCGGCAGCGATGGCCAAGGTGCCGGTGGTGGTGGCGGTGGTACTGACGACAGTAACAACACAACCGGTGTCGGTGGTAACGGCGTAGCATTCAACACAATCGGTTTTACTGTCGGCGGTGGCGGTGGCGGCGGTGGCGACTACTCATATGGTGCTGCTGGTGGAACTGGTGGTGGCGGGCATGGTGGTTCAGGTAACGATTCTGTTACTGCTGGTACAGACGGCCTTGGTGGCGGCGGTGGCGGCGGTAGTTCAACAGGTGGTGGATCATGGGGACCAGGTGCTAGAGGTGGTGATGGTTCTATTTGGATTTACTATCGAGCATCATTAGGTCAAATATTGACAGGTGGTACGGTTACCACATATACTTCTCCGGGTGGCGTACAGTATTACGTACATAGAGTAACATCAACTTCCGGAACAACATCATTAACTGCCGCATAACTGGTTGCCAAGCAACGCAGGTTCATATATAATATGATTATGGTTGTATGAAGCAACTTGAAACATATTCTGGACGGGGGTTCGAATCCCCCCATCTCCACCAGAGAGAGTATTGAGAGAACCGTTCAACTGAGCGTCAGCGGCAGAGGAACATACGTCACACTCAGTATTCTCCCTAATGGGGATGCACTTGGTTTCGACAGGGTAAAGAGTATAGAAGTGGACAACTTAACAGAGAAGTTATAAAAACTAAATTAAAGTAAACGCAAACGATGAAAAGTTCGCATTGGCAGCCTAAACGCTGACTAGGGTTCGATGGGTTCCTCGTAACAGAATACCCATCACATATAAATAAAATATCCATCTATGGATCGTGGTGAAGGTAACCACGTAAATAACCTTCATTACACATTACACAACACAAGGAGAAAAACTATGGCTAATTTAAGCCCCTTTGAAATCAGGTTGGAATTATTGAAAATGGCAAAAGAAATGCTCATGGACGATTACTATTCCAATAAAGACAGAATCACACAAGATTGGAACATCAAGTGTGACACAGCAAGGTCAAAAGGTGAAACACCACCAGAACATCCGACTTTGCCATCAATCCCCTCAGAACAAGATATTATCAACAAAGCACAAGCCCTAAATGGTTTCGTGTCTAATATCCAAGAACCTACTGTCAAAGTAAACAAGAAGTCTTGAGGGTTAGGGGCTCAGGCCCCTTTTACACACACAAGGAGAAGTAATGAAGCAATTCATTTTAGTGACTCTATTGGCTTTGTTGCCTGCATTTTCACATCAACAAGAAATTACAGAAGTTCAACAAGTCTCATTCGATATGGCTAAACAAATGGAATGTATGGCCAAGAATCTATACTTTGAAGCAGCCAAAGAACCTTTCGAAGGTAAACTTGCTGTGGCACAGGTCACAATGAACCGTGCAAATCATCCAAACTTTCCAAAAACTGTTTGTGAAGTTGTTTACCAAAAAGTTAACAACACATACCAATTCAGTTGGGTTGGAGAAAAAGGCAAAAGGGTTACCAACAGTACCGCATGGGAAGAATGTGTATCTATTGCAAGGAAGGCCTTGACAGAAACAATCATACATGATACAATTTACAAAACAAAATCAATGTATTTTCATAACACATCGGTCAACCCCGTATGGAATCTGAAATATGTTGCGAAAATCGGTAACCATTTATTCTACACAAGACATGCCAACAAAAAATGAAATTAGTGAATTTAGTGATTTGATTAATGCAATCGCTGTTGAACACAAGATGACACGGATGGAAGCCATCATTCATCATTGCGAAAAGACAGGTATGGAAGTGGACATTGCATCCACTTTGGTATCATCAGCACTCAAATCTAAAATTCGAGAAGAAGCACAAGAACTTAATTTATTGAAGAAAACAGCTAAGTTACCACTATGAGTTTTCAATTTGAGGAAGGTAGCGGATTCTCTGCCTTCGCTTTATATAATGGCATTAAATTACACTTCACATCGGACAGCTACGACTTTTTCAAGTATGGTGGAAAGACCAACGTATCGAAGTCCAACTTTGCCACACGCAAAGACAAATACTCATTCTACAAACTATCCCGGAAGTATAACTTACAAGAACTCCGGAACTTCTATGTTGCCAACTTCCTCTCCACCAACATTTCTTGGATCGGTGACATTGCCAACGAAGAAGGTGAATCGAATTACAGGGAATGGCAAAAAAGAAACCAAAGCTTGACCTACAACTTCAAAGAAGATATAATGTATATACTCGATGAAACAAATGGTAATCCAAATGATTCATTGATGGTTGTAAACGGACAACACCCAAAGTTATTGCTCTATGTAATGTCCAAGGATATAAGTATCGAAACCCTTGTGATATTGAATGACAATTTGAACTTCTTACCAATGTGGAACAAAAAGATTACAGATACAATCGTTTGGCCTGATTGGAAAAGAAGAATTGAAAAGTATACTCCGTTTGTAAGTTATGATGGTGTCAAGTTCACTTCTATTTTGAAAGAAAGTTTGAAAGATTATGCAGATAGATAAAATCTATGTTGATATGGATGGTGTTATTGCCAACTTCGAGAAACGTTATGTCGAACGTTATGGTCACATTTCTGAAGAAGTAAGACGCAGCACATTTAGAGAGAACTTCAAAGACTTTATCCAAACGGATCAGTTTGCAACATTAGACTTGATGAAAGATGCACGTGAATTGATTACTGCATTGGATGAAATTGACATTCCAAAAGAGATTCTATCTTCTACCGCATATCAAGAAGTATATGAATCAATCTCTATGCAAAAGGCACGTTGGCTCGCAACACACAACATTGCATGGAAACAAAACTTTGTACCAGGAAAACACCTCAAGTACAAATGGGCAACACCAAACTCAATTATCATTGACGACACTCGGAGTGTTATTGATGATTGGGAGAAGGCAGGTGGTATTGGTATACATCACAAAAATACTGAAACAACCTTGGTAGAATTGAATTCCTTACTACAATTCGCCTAAATAAACCATATTATGAATAATGTGGACAATCCGTTTATATTCCGTTATATTCCGTTAATAAGAAAGTAGGTAAATTATGGTAGATTTCGCCAAATTGAAAAAGAGTTCAGGCAATCTGGACAAACTCACTAAAGCCGTAGAAGCACTCAACGCTTCGTCAGACGGTAAATCCGACAAAGAGAACTATTGGAGACCAGAGGTAGATAAAGCCGGCAACGGTATGGCTACTATTCGTTTCTTGCCAGCTGCAGCTGTAGATGGTGATGATGGTCTGCCTTGGGCAAAAATCTTTGAACATGGATTTCAGGGACCTGGTGGTTGGTTAATCGACAAGTGTTTGACAACCAAGAATCAGCAATGTCCTGTTTGTGAACACAACAACAAGTTGTGGAACTCAGGCATTGAAGCCAACAAAGATATTGTACGTAAACAAAAGCGCAAACTATCTTACATTGCAAACGTGTATATCGTATCTGATCCAAAGCATCCAGAGAATGAAGGACAAGTTAAATTGTTTAAGTTCGGTGCCAAGATTTTCGAGAAGATTACAGAAGCAATGAACCCTCAGTTTGAGGATGAAACACCAATCAATCCGTTTGATTTGTGGAAAGGTGCCAACTTTAAGTTGAAGATTACTAAAGTTGCTGGTTACCAAAACTATGACAAATCCGAATTTATGTCTCCTGCTCCATTGTCTGATGACGATGAAGAATTGGAAAAGATTTGGAAGTCGGAACACTCCTTGTCAGTATTGACAGAGGATAAAGAGTTCAAATCATACGATGACTTGAAGGCTCGTTTGGATAAGGTATTGGGCGCAAGCGAAATGCCAAAGACAACTGTTGAGACTTTCAAAGCATCAGCACCAAAAGCTAAACCTGTCGCAGAAGATGCTGGTTTCGACACCACAGAAGATGACGACATGGCATACTTCTCTAAGTTAGCTGACGATTAAACAAAAGCTCCTTTCTCAGAACTTTGTTTAGACCCCGCCTAGTGCGGGGTTTTTTATTGGTCAA